ACTCCAATTCTTGGCACGCCAACGTCTGGAACTCTTACGTCATGCACCGGATTGCCCTTAACAACTGGCGTGACGGGTGCTTTGCCAGTCGCAAATGGTGGCACTGGAGCATCAGCAACGGTTCAGGCATTGAGTGGCCCTGGTGCGGTAAATATTACAAGTCTTGCCACTGCATTTACATCAACCGCTGCGGGTAATGCGCTGACGCTTGCAGATGGCGCACAAGGCCAACTCAAGACAATTATTTATGTTGCAGAAGCCGCTGGTGGTGATACGGGTGTTTTGACACCAACCAACCTCGGAAGTGCAACCACAATCACTTTTAATGCAGTTGGTGATTCGGTAACGCTCCAGTTTGCTGGTACTGATTGGTGGGTTGTTGGATTCCGTGGTGCGGCAGTCGCTTAATGAAAACGCCGATTCTAGGTTCTACCTATGTAGCGCGGTCTGTCAATGCGGCAGACGCTCGGATGGTGAACCTGTTTCCTGAAATTGTTCCCGAGGCCGGTAAAGAACCTGCGTTCCTAAACCGCGCCCCTGGCCTAAAGCTACTCAATACCATTGGCAACGGCCCGATCCGTGGCCTGTGGGCGTTCTCTCCAAACGATGGTATTGGTTTTGTCGTGTCAGGCACTCAGCTTTACAAAATCAACACCTTGTATGCAGCCACGCTAATTGGCACGGTGGCCGGTACTGGCCCTGTCAGTCTGGCTGACAACGGCACGCAATTGTTCATTGCGGCCAATGGCCCTAGCTACATCTACAACAACACGACAAACGCCTTTGGCCCGATTACTGACCCAGACTTCCCAGGCGCTGTGACTGTTTGCTATCTGGACGGCTACTTTGTTTTTAACGAGCCAAACAGCCAAAAATTGTGGGTAACTTCGTTTCTTGATGGCACTGCTATTGATCCATTAGAATTTCAACAAACAGCCGCTTCTCCTGACGGTTTGGTGGCCGTAGCAGCCAACTTCCGTGAAGTTTGGGCTTTTGGCACAAACTCGATTGAAGTTTGGTACGACTCTGGCGCAACAGACTTTCCTCTTGAGCGCATCCAAGGCGCGTTTAACGAATTAGGGTGCGCTGCCCCTTACTCGGTTGCTAAGATGGACAACGGCCTGTTCTGGCTTGGCCGTGACCGCCGTGGCCAAGGTATTGTCTACCGCGCCAATGGTTATGCAGGCATACGCATCTCTACACACGCTGTTGAGTGGCAGATTCAGCAGTATGCTGATCTGACAGACGCTATTGCATACACATACCAGCAAGACGGCCACAGCTTTTATGTACTGGTTTTCCCTAGTGCCAATACGACTTGGGTCTATGATGCCGCAACACAAGCCTGGCATGAGCGTGCAGGCTTTGCCAATGGTGAATTTACCCGTCACCGTGGCAATTGCCAGATGGCGTTTAACAACAAGATTGTTGTGGGCGACTTTGAGAACGGCAACATCTACGCCTTTGACTTAGACGACTTTAGCGACAACGGTAGCATCCAAAAATGGCTACGCTCATGGCGTGCGTTGCCTACGGGCACTAATACTCTCAAGCGCACAACCCAGCACATGTTGCAGCTGGACTGCGAGTCTGGTGTTGGTTTAAATGGAACTCCCGGCTATGACAGTGAAAACATAGATACTGAGTCGGGGTTAAATCTTGTGGCCGAATATGTGCAAACGTATTTAGCTACTCAATCAGGCGACACCTTGACTACTGAGGCAGGAGACGGTTTTGAACCTTTGGGTCAATTTGACTTATCAGATACTGACATTACGGGCTATGAAATTGTCACCAATTCCTACCTTGCTACACCAGGATATAACCCTCAAGTCATGCTTCGCTTTTCAGACGATGGTGGCCACACATGGTCAAACGAGCATTGGACATCTATGGGCAAAATCGGCGAATATTACAAACGTGTAATCTGGCGGCGTCTGGGCATGACTACCAAGTTGCGTGACCGAGTGTATGAGGTGTCTGCCACTGACCCTGTGAAGATTGCCATTATGGGCGCTGAACTTATTTTGAGTCCGACAAATGCCTAGCCCTAACGCTACGCCAACACCGATCACGCCGCCGCGAGTGCCAATGGTTGACCCACGCACGGGTTTAATTGACCGCGCTTGGTATTTGTTTTTCTTGTCTTTAAACGACATTGCAACTACGGTTGTTGATGATGGTGGCCTTGCCACTGATTCAGCATCCTTGATTGCGTCCTACGATGCGGCTTTGAGAGCATTGGCGCAAGAAGTTGAAACCTTGCCACCAGTAGTCACCCTGCCAGTTTCTGACGTACTGGGCGACTCCGGTTCTGCATTAGAGTCCCAAGTGGCCGAGATGCAAAAGCAGATTCAAGGCTTGCAGCTTACCCCGCCACCAAGGGAATTTAAACTGGCAAGGTACGGATCTTTTTACGACACCACTACGCAAACAGCCACGGTCATCAATACAGCCAAAGCCATTACATTTAACACCACAGACTTAAGCCAAGGTGTTTATCTTGGCACACCAACATCCCGTGTTTACGTTGATACCGAGGGTATCTACAACTTTGACACATCATTTCAGTTGGATAAGACCGCAGGAGGCACAGGAATATTTGATTTTTGGTTTCGCCTTAACGGTGTAGATGTGACAGACAGTTGTAGCCGAATTAGAATTCAAGGTAACAACGCTGAGATTTTTTCATCGCTAAATTACTTTTTTGATCTCAAAGCAAATGACTATGTTGAATTGATGTTCTCAGTCGATGATCTAAGTGTTGAGGTTACTGCTTTTGCTGCGGCTGCACCACATCCAGGCATTCCGTCCATAATACTGACAGTTTCAAACAATATCGGAGGTTTCCAATGACAGTTACCGTCAAAGTCCTAGTACCGGCAAAGTTTGCCGAGAACGCCCAAACAACCCAGTACACTGCGACTGGCGTTACTGCCATCATTGACAAGTTCACCGCAACTAACATCAGCGGCTCTGCCGCGACGATCAGCGTGAACTTGGTCACAACCGCAGGCTCTGCCGGTAACACCAACTTGATCACCAAGACCAAAACTTTGCAGGCGTCTGAGGTTTATACGTTCCCAGAACTGGTTGGCCAAGTCCTTGGCGTTGGCGACTTTATCAGTACAATTGCAGGCACAGCCAGCGCAATCAATATCCGCGTTTCCGGACGCGAAGTGACCTAAGGAGAATATTATGGCCGCATGGATGATACCCGCTGCAATTTTGGGCAGTGCTTTATTTGGATCTCGTTCAGCAAGTAAAGCTGCAGACACACAAGCTGCCGCAGCAGACCGCGCTGCTGAACTTCAAAACCAACAGTATCAACAGACACGACAAGACCAAGCCCCGTTTCGTGAGGCTGGCCTTACCGCGCAAAATCGCTTAATGACTTTGTTGGGCATTGGTGGTCAAGCGCCGTCAACTGGTGGTGGCGGGAGCAATGTTGCAGGCATGGTTGCAAACGCTGTACGAGACAGTGGTGCTGTAGGTAGTGGTCTTAACATTGATCCCAACAGCCCTGATTACGGAAAATACGCCCGTGATTTTGGTATGGCCGATTTTCAAGCTGACCCAGGCTATGCATTTCGTTTGTCTGAAGGCCAAAAGCAATTAGACCGTCAGGCGGCTATCCGAGGCGGTCAGATCTCTGGCAGCGCTTTAAAAGCCGCTGGCCGTTATGGTCAAGACATGGCATCACAAGAGTTTACCAATGCGTTCAATCGCTATCAAATTAACCGTAGTAATCAGATAAACCCATTGCAAGGTTTTATGACTGGTGGTCAATCTGCAACTAATTTAGTTGGCCAAGCCGGTCAAAATTACGCAACCAATGCAGGCAACATGATCACTGGCGGTGCAGCGGCTCAAGCGGCGGGTCAAGTTGGGGCGGCTAATGCTTTGACTGGCGGTGTGGGTACTTATATAAATTACGGCCAAAACCAAGCGCAAAATTCTTTACTGCAACAAGTGCTACAAAATCGTGGTGGTGGTGGATATATGACCGAGCCATACCCCGGATATAACGCATCTATTGGTATAAAGCCTTAAGGATTAGATATGGCACTTGATCCAAACATTGCCCTTGGCGTTCGGCCAATACAACTTGATATGCCCAATCCGCTGGCGCAGTATGGCCAGATTGCTGCTATTCAGAACGCACAAAATCAAAATCAATTAGCGCAATTTCAACTTGGCGCTGCTCAACGTGCAGATTTAGCCGCTACTATGCAAAATGAGTTATACGCTAGACATTTTGATCCAACTAAAGGCGGCGTCAATGTTAATGCGTTTGTAGCTGAAGCAGCGCAACGTGGTCAAGGTGGAATGATTCCTGGCTTTCTTAAGACCGAAGCAGAGCGTAAAGCTGCCGCAGCTACATTGAAAAAAACTGAAAGTGAAATTGCAAAAAATGAGTATGATTTGCAACAGAAAAAGTATAACAAGGCTTGGCAAAGCGCTGGCGCTGCAGCAACTCGTGAAATTGCAATTGACCAAATAACAAAAGCTGTTCGCAATGGTGAGATTGACATGGCAACCGGCACACGCGAGATTCAAACTCTGCAAAAATTAGCGCCTGAACAATACAGAGATTGGCGTGCAAATAAGATTCTTGAACTTATGGACGCCAAGGATCAATTAAGTTACATACTGCCAAAAACACGTGATCGGGACATTGGTGGTGCAATTCAAACTATCCAAGACAATCCAATAATGCCTGGATACGGTATGCCAGTTGCTGGCATGGCTGCCACTCCCAAAACACCAACATTTGCTGAACAAACTGGCCAAGGCCAACTTAATTTGGCAAGAGCCAAATTTGATTTTGAAAAAGCTAATCCTACATTGTCGATCCAAGAAGATCCGAGCGGTTTATTGGCGGTCAACATGAGAACTGGCATGGCCATTCCTGTGGTGTATGGCCCAACTGGCTTCCAAGCTGCACCGGCAGCCGGAACAGCACCAGCACCGGCAGCCGCACCAGGCGCAAGCATGATGCGTCAGCCACCAGCTGCATTGCCTGGTCAGCGCACCCCTGCCATTCCTGGCATGGCCAGTGTGCTTGACCAGACTGCTGCGCCTGCTACGCCTGCGGGGATGCCTATGCCGTCCACAACTGGGGAAAGAGTGCCTGGTCAGCCTGTAACTGCTAAAAAATCATTGCCTGAAGCATATGCAAAACAAGCTATGGGTGTTGCAAATACTAATGATTCTTTAGAAAAACTGTTAAGCACAATGAAGAATTTTAAATCTTCAGATATGTTGAACCCTACAAGACGGGCAGAACTTGGCCAAGCGCACGCTACAACTTTGTTGTTTGCAAAAGAATTGTTTAATTTGGGTGTTTTGAATGGTGGTGATGAGCGCATTGTTAATTCAGTAATTAACAATCCAGTTGATTTTTCTTCTACTGCCGTGCCAATTGAAGCAATTAGAAAACAAGCAAGAGATTTGCAAGGTGTTGTTGATAGAACAAATAAAAATCTTTCAACAGTTTATAAAATGCCTCTTTTAAAATTAGACAGATCAACACCTTCAGAAGTTGCAAATGATATACATAGCCAAGCTGAAGCAATTCTTAGAGGAACTCCACCTAGAGGAAATCCATAATGGCAACCGCTGACGAATACGCACAATGGATTGTCAGCAATGCTGACAAAAAAGGCACTCCTGAATTTGATGTTGTTAGCAAAGCATATCAAGATGCAAAGTTAAACGTAAAACCACAACAGGTATCGTTTAACCCAGCGCAAATGTTGATCAATGCGCCATCTAGTTTGTACAAAAACACCGTGGGCGGTTTGGTTGAATTGGTAAGCAGCCCATTACAAACAGCAACCGCATTGACGGATATAGCCGCTGGTGGATTGCAAAACATTACGCCAAAACCTTTGCGTGACCTTATCAATCAAGCTAATGTGGGTGGCCCTTTTCTTGATCCAACAGCTGCTCAACGCTCGCAAAATATAGCCAATCTTGTTGGCCAAGATTATGCAAAAACTTATGGCACTGGCCAAGGGTTTGCCCGAACAATGGAAGAAGATCCATTTAGGGTAGCCGGCGATGTATCAATGTTATTGGGTGGCGCCGGTGCTGGCGCTAAAGCGGCCAATTTAGGCAAAGTAGGTAATGCACTTGCACAGGCATCAGCTTTTACCAATCCAATGAATGCGCTGATCAGGCCAGCAGCGGCAGTTATTAGCCCAACCATTTCACCTCAAATTCAGGCTTTGATGAAGGAAGGCGTTGTGCCAACTGCCGGCCAAATTTTGGGGGGTGGATACAAACGTGCTGAAGAGGCATTGTCGAGCGTTCCAATTATTGGTGACTTTATTAAGGGCGCTCAAGGCAGAGCAATGGCCGATGTTAATCGTGTTGCCTTTAATCGAGCATTGACGCCAATTGGTGAAAAACTGCCAGAGGGTGTTGTTGGCCGCGAAGCAGTTCAATTTGTCTCAGAAAAATTAGATGATGCTTATGGCAAGTTATTGCCAAAAATGATTGTTTTTCAAGATACGCCATTCCAAACAGCTATTGCAAGTTTAAAAAGCATGGTTCAAACTGGTTCTATTGATCCTAAAGCTGTTACTTTTTTTAACAATTGGATGGACAACAATGTTCTTAATAAATTTCAAGGACAAAACGCAATTACTGGCGAAACATTAAAAGCAGTTCAAGGTGATTTGCGTGAAACCATTAGCCGTTTAAGTGCGTCTACAGATGCAGACCAAAGACTTATTGGTCAAGCGTTAAAAGAAGCGCAAGATCAAGTTCGTCAATTGGTTACGCGAAGCAATCCACAATATGCAAAAGAATTAAAAGCCATAGATACTGGCTATGCCAACTTCAAACGTGTTGAACGTGCAGCGGCCAGCCTTGGTGCGGAAGAAGGAATCTTTTCCCCAGCGCAATTGCAAAATGCCATTAAAGCAATGGACAGAAGCAAGGACAAAGGACAATTTGCACAAGGCCAAGCCTTAATGCAAGACTTGTCTGAAAGCGCAAAAACAGCATTGGGCAATAAAGTGCCTGATTCTGGTACGCCATACCGATCAATGATTGCAGCACTGGCCGCATCAGGTGGCGCTGGCGCAGCTGGGTTTCCAGCAATTGCCGCATCACTAATTGCTTCTCCGTTGTTATATTCTCAAACTGGCCAAAACATGTTGGCCGCCATACTTACAAAAAGACCTGACTTTGCAAATGCACTTGCAACTCAAT